GTGTTACAAATAAAACTTTATTTAAATTTTCTGAATCTAATATATTTTTTATTTGTATTGAAAATAATATCAACAAAGGTATATTATATGTAATCTGTTGATGATATAATTCGTATTCATTTGTTTTTTCTTGATAAGGATTTTCTAATCTAAATTTTCTTATTGATTTTTGAAAATCAATATATCCCAAGTTATACAGCAAGGTTTCAGTTGTAGTAAATGAAGATATAGTAGTATAACATGTATTTATATTATATTTTTGTGCCATAATTATATCGGAATGATAATTGTCGCCTGTGTGCATTTGGATTGAATATTTTTTTAATAAATTTTCATAAATTTGTCCAGTTGATTTTCCACCACTTGTAACAAATAATTTGTTATTTATATTTATATTGTGAAGTTTCAATAGTTTATAAATATGTTCTGGTTTTAAATACATATCTGATACATAAATATCTCCTGGTTTTATTTTATTAATATTGCTTACAATAGGTATACTATATTCTATTTCTTTATTTATTTCATATTCTTTCAAAATATCAACATCATCATTTGTTATTATTTTGAACTCAGCGTAAATATCATCTATATTCATATTTATATTGTATTTTTCATATGCAATTCTTTCTGATTCTAATCTAATATTTTTGAAATTTTTGTAAGGAAAGTTATTTTCAATAATATCAAAAATCTCACGTGGCTCTTTACATTGTCTTGCAATAATTGTGTCAAAAATATCAAAGGAATTTGTTATATAGTTTTGTGGATTTAAAATTTGTATATTTTTTTTGAAAATAGAGGTTAATTGATTTAAATCATTCGTATAATCACATGGGTTTGTATCTTTTATTTTTTCTATACTAGTAAACAATTCTACCAAATTGTTATCTATCATTTCAATAAAATGTACAGATTGATAATATTTGCATATATCTATATCTTCTTGACATGGTTTTTCACTTATTATTTTAATACCATAATTCATAATTTCATTTAAACGAACTCTTTCTAAAAGAGCATTTTCATAGTAATGAATATTCAAACAAATATTTGATTTGTTGCACAATTTTTTTAATTCTTCTCCGTACACATTTTCGACAATAAGAACTTTATATTTATTTTTTAATTGATTCAAAATATTTTCTCTCTTTTTATTTACAAGTCCAATAAATATAATATCATATTCATAACTGGAGCTGGTATTGGAGTTGGTTAAATTTATTGCAGGAACATTCATTATATTAAATTCGTTTGAATAATATTTTTTTGTAACATTTGCATTTATGTCAGAATAATCAATCAATAATGTTGCATTATCGTATATTTTTTGAAGAATTTTATGTTCATATAAACTTTTATAATTAATAGATAATTCATTATTTACATTTTGCTCTAATTGATATATTATATATCTTTTATAATTTACTACGTTTTGATCTACAAATGATAATGTTAAAAATAAAAAATAAAGTTTTGTGTTATTTAAATTAATATAATAATTTATGTCTTTTGACTCAATTAATAGACATTCCCATCCCATTTTAATAAGTTCATCCTTTATGATATTTATAATATAGATCATACATGGTATTTTTACTATAATAATGTATGGTTTATTTTCATTCAATATATTTCTCTGATTTTTTTCTTGATTTTGTTGTTGTTCTTGTATTATTGCTTGTGATTGAATTATTGTTTGCATTCTTAATTGAATCTTTGTTTCTTGAATCTTTGATTGAATCTTTACTTGAATCTTTGCTTGTGATTGAATCATTGTTTGCATTCTTGATTGATGATTTGGATATGTTCTTTGTTCTTGAATCGTTGCTTCTTGTATCCTTTGTTGTTGTATTCTTTGTTCTTGAATCGTTGCTTCTTGTATCCTTTGTTGTTGTATTCTTTGTTCTTGTATTCTTTGTTCTTGTATTCTTTGTTCTTGTATTCTTTGTTCTTGCATTCTTTGTTCTTGTATTTTTTGAATCTTTGCTTCTTGAATTTTTGACTTTATTCTTTGTTTATTCTCTTGCATTTTACTATTTGGAGATTGAATATTATTTTGTAACTTTTTGTTCAACATAAATGGTGTTTTTTTATTATTTTCTGAAATATTTATATATTCTTCTTTTGTTGATATATCTTTCATATTATATAATTTGATAAATATTTATAAAGTTTGTTCTGTATAATATTTTTTATTTCATTTGGAATATTTTTTGAATCTCCGTTAAATATTTCTTTACAATCTTTAATTACTATGAGTTGACTTTTTTCTGTTTTTAAATGGTATTTTTTTTTTACACATTGTAATTCATCATCATATTCTGTATTACATAAAAAAGGATTAGGTTTTGATTTAATATATATAGATCCTATTGATTCATCTGGATCTAATATTTCATCCAAAAAATAACACCACGTATCATTCGGTAAATGATCAAAATAACATTTACATTCCATTGAATTTGGTAAAATTGCATCATAGCTACTTTTTTGTAATATATATTTTATTTTTTCTTTATTATTATTATGTATATTAGATGATTGAATTTCTCTACTTATATTATTTTTAACAGAACAATGCATTGGTTTCAAAAAATAAAATGCAGGATCAATTATATAAAATTTAGATGAATTTACTGGTATACATACAGACACATGACATATATTATTTGTACCTTCTACTCTAAAAATAGATGGTACTGAAGCAGGAATAATATAACTATGAATATTATAATTACTTTTTAAATAAGTATGAATAAATAGAGACAATGCAATACAATTTCCAGAATTAAATTGATTTAATGTATCATAAGAACTATATAATTTGTATAAAATATATGGATATGTTGAAAAAGAAATATTGTTATAACACATTCTCATCGCTTCTTCTAATTGCCATTCTTTCACATTTTGATTTATAAAAACAATTGGTTTTAATTTCATTATAGTATTCATATATTTTATAACCTATCGAAATAACTTATGAAATAATATAAAGGGATGCGCATTTCATACTAATATGGATGCATTTTTGAAGGATAAAAATATTCCTCATATATTATTATATGGTGGTTCAAATAGCGGTAAAAGAACAAATTTGGAAAAGTTATTAAATACAATCTATACAAAAGAAGAAAAAAAAATGTATACAATGTATATTCATTGTTCAATTTGTAAAGGCATTAAAGTAATAAGAGATGATATTAAAGATTTTGCTAAACAACAAATACATCAAGTGCCCTTCAAAAGTATTATAATATATGATGCTGAACTTTTAACAATTGATGCACAATATTCGCTTCGTCGTTGTATCGAAGTTTATAGTAAAAATACACGATTTTTCATTGTAACTCATAATAAAGATAAATTAATTAATCCAATTTGTTCTAGATTTGTACAAATTTATCATCCACATAACTATAGTGTTTATAAAAAAGTTAATATTTCAGATTTGTATAATTTAAATGGATTAACTATAAATGAATGTATTGATTTATCTGAAAAATTATATTCTGATGGAATATATGGAGATATTTTGTTAGAAAAATATATTCATCATGAAAAATATACTTATTTTAAATTTCATTATGATTCAATATGTCATAATTTAAAAAATGAAAAATGGATATTATTTTATATTTTGGCATTTTTTAATGAATTTATAAAATAGAATGTATGTTTGCAAATGATAAAGTATTTATAAATAATATAAAAAGAAACTAATAACAAATACTAATGAATATAGTAGATTATAAATTCAATATGTTATCAAATGAAATATCAGATATAAATGAACATTTGCCTACATTGTCGCTATATGCATCCGATTGTGAAAGTGTATTTGAGACAGGAGTTCGAGCATGTGTCAGTAGTTGGGCATTTGTATACGGGTTACTACGTAATAATAAAAGTAATAAAAAATTATTTCTAAATGATATTAATAAATGTAATATTTATGAATTAATGAATGCAACATTTGATTTGCCTATTACTATTGAGTATCAATTTGTAAATAATTTAGATTTATCATTGAATCAAACATATGATTTAACATTTATTGATACATGGCATGTATATGGTCAATTAAAAAGAGAATTAACAAAATTTGCACCAAATACAAATAAATATATTATTATGCATGATACAACAGTAGATGAAATATATGGTGAGACAATTCGGATGGGATTGAATTCAAAACAACAAACATTAGATAGTGGAATTCCTGAAAATGAAATATTAAAAGGATTGTGGCCAGCAGTTGAAGAATTTTTAGCTTCAAACCCAGAATGGATATTACATGAACGTTTTACAAATAATAATGGTTTGACTATATTACGCCGTCTATGATATTTGCGTTAATACTCTTTAAATCTTTTCAGTGTATTTTTTAAATGGATGATTATACTTCAAATGTATTAAATGATTCAAAAAATGAATGGTCTATTCTTTTAATTAACTATATTACACCACACATTATTGATGGATTTAGATCCATTTTTAATGAATCTGTTAATTTATGTGAACAAAATGATGAAATTGAAAAATATTTAATGACTTTTCAAAACTTATTATCTAGAATTCCAAAATGGAATCAAACAATTGTTTTAGCAGAACAAGATAGAATTGTAAAATCATGTAATTGTTCTTATTTAGAAGATTTAATTACTTGTGTACATATTATTCAATTAAAAATATTAAGTTGTGTTCGTGTTGGCAGTGAGACAAAAAAAATTACTATTGATATTCCAGATATGTCAACCTTTATTCATCAAATATATATAAATATTGCACGAAAATTATATTCTAATATTTATTTATTTGAAATTGATATACCACCTCTTGAACAACAAAAACGTAATCGAGAATTTGAATTAATTGTGCAAATATCTATTATGAATACAATTCGTGATAAAATGCCTCTAGAAACATTATTAAGACAATTTATTGATGAAACTCAAGAAATTGAAGTAACTCGTGTTGAAAAAACATTAAATACAACTGCAAAACCATTAATTCAGGATGAAACATCTGGCAATCAAGCAAACTCAAACTCAGCCAAACAAATTATATCTCAACCATTGCATGAAGATAAAGTATTTTTAGAACCTATGAATAACTTTAATGAACCAATGCAACACAACGATCAAAATAACTTTAATGTAATGAATCAAATGAATCAAAATATTAATCAAAATATTAATCAAAATATTAATCAAAATATGAATCAAAATATTAATCAATCTATGAATCAAAATATTAATCAATCTATGAATCAAAATATTAATCAAATGAATCAAAATATTAATCAAATGAATCAAATGAATCAAATGAATCAATCTATGAATCAAAATACATTTGAACCAAGAAAATCAAGCATTTCATTCAATCCAGAACCAAGTATTTTAGAAATAGAAAATATTTCAGACAAATTAGATTATGGAGATTCTGATTTAGGCAGTATAAAATTTGAATCATTAGACACAGAGACAAATCCAATTAATTTAGAGTTTGAAGAATTATGATCATAATTCGTTAAATTATATAATTAAGAAAAATATATATAATTTAATGGAAGAATATCTTATCATAGCATTTTTTGTAGCAATCTCTTTTTTTGTATTAAAATTAATATTAAATAAAATAAAAAAAGAAAATGAAAAAAATAACGAATCTATGAGAGATTCATTTTATATATTTATTATTACATTTCTTGTAATATATTGTTATTCTAATTTTTTCAAAAAAGGTTCAGGAAAAACACCAGTATTTACAAATGAACCTGGATTTTAATTAATTCATCTAAATTCATATATTTTTTTGATTTCATTGAATCATATGAATTGATTTTATATTTATTAAAACACGAATGATTGAATTGATTGTCTGGTACATGATTATGTACTATACGAGCAATCATTTTGTACAATTTAAAATCTGGATATCTTTCTTCTCCATTATTTTTATATAATACATTTATACCATTATCATCATAAAGCCATGAAATAATTAAATCATATATAGGAACCTCTCTAAATTTTTGTAATTGTTTTATATCATCAATAATAAAATCAATCATTGAGCATGATAATCTACATAAATCAAAACTTTTATTTGGCAATACTTCTTTTTTATTTTTATTATAAAATGGTTCAAAATTATATTGAGTATGAGCAGTTCCGTTCTCAGAAAAACTATCACTACATACAATTTTATTATGTACTTTGTATATCGATCTACCAAAATCAATAATTTTATAAATTTTTCCAAATGTTGGTATCTTATAATGGATTCCTTTTATTGTATAAAATAAAAATTCTTCTTGTGTATTAATAAACATTACATTATTTGTATGTAGATCATTATGAGTAAAATCAAATATATTTTGATACATATAAAGCATTACAATAATTTGAAATATTGCGCTCTCTAATTCTTCAATTATTAAAAGATTATTTTCTAATAAATAATCAAATGTTCCTTCGCATTTTTCAATAGATATTACTTGTGTTGGAATTTTTTTAATTACTAAAATAAGTTTTTCAAGTTCTGTATCATTTTTTGTTGATTCATTTGAAGTACTATCATTGCTATTTGAATCATGCGAATCTTCAGTTTCAAAACCATCCGAATCATCCGAATCATCTGAATCATCCGAATCATCTGAATCATCTGAATCATTAGAATCATTAGAATCATTAGAATCATTAGAATCACTATCTTCTATAAGATCACTATTATCAGAATCGGTATCATTATCTACATGTTCTATATCTATATTTTCAATTTCGATTTCATTTTCTATTTCATTTTCTATTTCATTTTCTATATCTATATTTTCTATATCTATATTTTCTATTTCAATTTCATTTTCTATATTTTCAAATTCAACATCTATTGATTCATTTACATTTGAAATTACAATTGGTGGTTTTTTATTAAAAAAATCACTTAAATTTTCATCCTTGAAATAAAAATTTTTATTCAAATTTTCACTAAAAAAATTTGAATCACATAAATATTCAAAATCATCTACTATATCAATTTCACATTCTTTTGAAATGCAGATATAACTATCATAAAAATCTAATCCATGGACAAATCCTTTTTCTAACAAGCGTGATGTTAAATAATAAAAAAATCCATCTACATAAGCATAATTATGATAAGAATTTATATATTCTTTAAAAAGAGAAGGTGAATGTGAAGATAAATTATTTGACTTTTCTGGCAATGTCTCTATTTTATCATTTTTATATTTTCCAATTAAAAATTTAACATAATCTACTAATGTTATAAATTTTTTGAAACATTCTTTTTTTATTCCATTATCTATAATTTCATATTTATTATAAGTTATTTTTTTTACATATTCAATATTTTTATTCAATTTAATTCCTAATTCATTATGTAATGGGTTATATTTAGTATATTCATTATTTTCATATGGCATTTCAAATTTATCATTTATTTCAATTTCATTCATTTATTTAAAAATATAAAAAACTTATTAAAAGTAAACTCAAATAATTATTTTTGAATAATCATTTTTATTTATATATAATAATGAAGACAAAGACTATGAAAAAAACTACATGCAGTGATGTTACTTTTTTTGGAATAAAAAAATGGTATGCTACTATGTTTGAACATCTTGGTTGGATGGTTCTAGCCAAAGAAAAGGGCATGTCGTACAAATTACCAACCTATAAAACCAGTTTACAAAAATTGAAATGTGCAATTGAAAAAAAAATTGGCTATATTCATGATCCTGATAAAAAAAAAGATTTACAAATTATGCATGAAAACGTATTAATACTTATTAAACATGCTGCAAAGGATCTTTAGAATAAATTAGAATAAAATATATTATAATAATAATGGAATGGTTCATTATTATTTTATTAATTATTTTTGTTATCATGGTAGTTACTTTAAAACCTTTATCGCAAACACAAAAAGTTATATGTAATAAAAATATAACTATGACTGATACATATAAGGAATCAAATGATTTAGTAATGTTGCCTAATCCAAATCCAACGCCTCTTACAACACATACAACTTTGTAAATTTTTGTTTAAACGCGTTATTTATCAATTCTGTTATTAATTTTATATTATATGACACTTGAATTAAAAAAATTCGATATGAAACGCATTACTTTTTTAAAAGATGAAAACAAAGGCCCAGTCATTGTTTTAATTGGTCGCAGAGATACAGGAAAAAGTTATTTAGTACGTGACCTACTTTATCATCATCGTGATGTACCCATTGGTACGGTGATCTCTGGGACTGAAGCGGGAAATGGTTTCTACTCTTCTCATATACCAAAACTTTTTATTCATGATGAATATAGCAGTGGAATTATTGAAAATATTTTAAAGCGTCAAAAAAGTGTTATGAAAGAAGTACAAAAACAAATTCAGATGTACAAAACAAGCAAAATTGATCCCCGAACTTTTGTCATTTTAGATGACTGCTTATATGATAACAGTTGGGCTAAGGATAAGCTGATGCGTCTCCTATTTATGAATGGTAGACATTGGAAGGTACTTTTAATACTTACGATGCAATACCCCCTTGGAATTTTGCCAAATTTGAGAACAAATATCGATTATGTTTTTATTTTACGTGAACCGTATATCGCCAATAGAAAACGCATATATGAGAACTACGCGGGGATGTTTCCAACATTTGAATCCTTTTGTCAGGTCATGGATCAGTGCACAGAAAATTATGAGTGCTTAGTCATCGACAATAATGTTAAATCCAATAAACTAAGCGAACAAATTTTTTGGTACAAGGCCGACAGCACAATACGTCACGATTTTAAATTAGGAGCAAAAGAATTTTGGGAAATGTCTAAGAACATAAAAGATGATGAAGAGGACACGCCATATAACCCAGAACAGTATAGAAAAGTTGGACAAAAGATCAATGTAAAAAAAACTAAATGGTAGCCAAGCCACTCCTTCGTTCATCATAGGTATGGTTGAAGGGGTGGAAAGAATATAAAGACATGTTATATTATTATTTACAGAGATGGAACTGACTAAAACATTCAACTACAACGACTCTTCTTACAATGTGATTATTTTATCTGATCCATTTGAACCATTGTTTAAATGCAATGATATAGCAAATATTATTGAAATAACTCGTTTAAGAACATTTCTTAAAATTTTTGATGAAACTGAAAAAATACAAAAAAAAATAATTACTCCAGGAGGAACACAAAAATGTTTATTTTTAACAGAAAAAGCAATAAATAAAATTTTAGAAAAATATACAAAACCAATTATTGAACATTTGAAAAAATGGATAATAGAAACTATACAAGACATACGATTAGAATATTTAAAAGATGAACCTAGTGGTTTGATGCAAAAAATAAAAAATAAAGAGGATATTGAAATAGATGAGGATGAAACAGTTCATTATATTTATATATATATAACTGACACTCGAAATGATATTCCTGATTTGAAAATAGGATATACTAAAAATATTAAAAAAAGAATTTCAACTTACTCAACTGTGTGTACGCATGGAAAATGTGAATTATGTGAAGAAGTTCCTCATATAGATATAAAAATAGTTGAATCTTATATACATGCATTACTTCATAATTATAACATAAAAAGAGAGGTTTTTCAATTAGATGTTGAAAAAGCAAAATTAATTGTATTGAATATTATCAATTTAATTAAAATAGTTTTTATAGGAAATGATACTGAAATGAAAATAAAATTATTAGAACATTACAAAGATCAATCAAAAATATTAAAAAAAACTACAACATGTACAATTGGAACACAAACAGATTTTGAAGAAAAAGATATTCAAGTTCCTATACAAATCAATGAACCTAAACCAAGTAAATTTGATGAGTTTGTTGATAAATTCTGTATTGTTCGTCCAGATGTTGAAGTAAATGCAAAAGACATTATTGGACAATATCGTCTATGGAGTAGAAATACAAAAAAAGAAGTAACCATGGAATTCAAGAATTATTTGGACACACGTTTCAAATATACACGACTTCGTAATCAAGGCAAAGATCAAACGGTGTACGGATACACTGGTGTTACTCTTATAGAAATTCAACATAAGAGGTCTTTAAACCCTACCGATTTAGAAATGTTTGTATTTGAAAAATGCGTATTTTCTCAAGGTGGAACTATTTTAAAATCAACTCTTGTTGAAACTTATATAGATTGGAAGAAAAATGTAGGGAGAGAAATAAACAAAGACGAAGAATCGGCAATAGTAGATTATTTTAAAAATGGCGAATATAAAGATCATGTATTATATTCCACTGTTTGGACAAAAGAAGGTTCAGGACAAGGATATTATGGTTTAATATTGAAAAGTGATATAAAATATTATAAAAAGCCATCAACTACATCAAAACAAGTATTTAAACGTTTATTAAAAACAAATTTCTTATTAACTAAATGGGATACGATTGCTAAAGCTGCAGAATCAGAAAATGTATCTAATGCAAAAATGAGTAGATACATTAAAAATAAAACAGAAGTGAATGATTATTATTATACTTTGGAATAATATCTATAATAGTATATGGATATTCAAAAATTTATAAGTCTATATTATTTACAATTTTCTCAATTTTTTTGGGGAATTGGTTATTTTGGTTGGCAAATTGCCGCTATATATGCATTTATTGTATTATACTCGATTCACTCACTTTATGCTATTTACTTTTTCATTGTATTTTCCATATTTGGATTATTAAATAAATTCACAAAATATTGGTTTATTAGCCCGCGACCAAAAAATTGTATCAAATTTTTAGCAACAGAACAATGCAAAGAAGGAGCAAATGGTATGCCATCTGGACATGCACAATTTACTGTATTTAGTTTAACGGTTGCTTATTTATTTACATATGATTATTTATTTCAATCCATTGCATTATTTCTTATTACAATTGTTCAAAGAGTTGTCTATCATAATCATACAATATTACAACTTTTGGTTGGAAGTATCATTGGTTTTGTATTAGGAATTTGTTTTTATAATATTATCAATGAAATTATTGATTAATGTTCATTAATGTTGATTAATGTGATCTAGATATCCATCCGAATGTATTATCAACAGCTCTTACGAACATTTTTCCTCCATCTTTACCAAATTTTTCAAATTGTTTTCTTATTTTTTTATATAGTGACGCCTGAGGATTTCTCTCATGTTCTAATTCCTTGAGTCTTTTTTTAATACCATCCAGAGTTTTTGGATAACCCAACTGAGGATTTGCTTTGATTTCTCTTTCTTTTTTCAGTTTTTCTATCAATTGTTTTATATTATTCAAACTCTTCAAACTTTTATGTTCAACTTGTTTATTTGAAAGAAAAGATTTGTTCGCATTCGTTTCTTTTTCAAACGTATCAAATTCTTCATCTGAATCATAATCAAATGATTTATATGTACCTTTTCTTTTCTCTTCTATTTTTTTAAGTTTCTTTTTAATATCATTCAGCGTTTTAGGACCATAACGTTTTGATTTTTTGAAAGGTTTATTTTTATGTTTTTGTCTTGATCTTATTTTTTCTTGTATAATACGAAGTTTTTGAGAATTATGAGATTTATTTAATTTACTTTTTTTGATGTTATTATTTTGTGCATTTGTTTGTGATTGTGGCGAGTGTGATTGTGATTGTGATTGTGATTGTGGTGATTGTGATTGTGATTGTGGTGTTTGTGATTGTGGCGATTGTGATTGTGATTGTGGTGTTTGTGATTGTGGCGATTGTGATTGTAAATAATCTACATCACTTGTATGAGATGAATGTTTATTTTTAAAAGACTTGGATTTAGAACTAACTTTAGTATGCTGTTGAGAATTAGATTTGAAAGATTTTTTATTTTTTTGTTTAGGTTTATAATGAGATTGATTACTTTGAGGTGGATTCTTCCAATTATCATCATTTTTATCTATAATGATTTGTTCATTATTCAATTGTTTATATAAATCTTTTTCTTCTTTTCCTTCTAATTGTAAATTTCCTGCAATATCATGTATAAGTGTTGTGAATGATAATTGATATACAACACCATCAAATACTTTAGGTTGCCCTCCTTTAATTAATTCTGCTGGAATTGAATCATAATCAATCGTAAAAATAGTGCCACTACCTATCAAACGTAATAATGCATCACAAAAATTTTTCTTAATAACAAAATTATTTCCTTTTACAGGTACAAGTGCTTCAAAATGAACTGAAGCATCAGATTTAATACAGGTCATCCGTGATATAACATCCTTATTGATAATTTTCTTTGGAAAGAAAATATACATAGATTCAGGATAATTTTGTATAGAATTACCTTGACTAAATATACAAAGTGGTAAATTATTTGTAAATGCCATCATATAAATAGTATGTTCCTCACTATAAGGGTATCCACCATTAGTTCCATTAACAAACGCATTAGTTGAAATTTTTTTGTTATTTTCAGTTATATAATTAGGATTAATTTGCGATTTTTCTATACTTTCTTTACGAATATTTTTTGATATTTCAATTATATTTGATGGTTCAGGCATACCTGGATGAGTTGATCCCCAGAATGCAGCTTGTCCACATAAACCTAATCCAGCAGTTTGTCTTCGTTGACCATTTACAAATATTCGTATAAAATCCTCAAAAGTTCCTTGTCTAAATTTTAAATATTCTTGAAAGGAAACATTTTTATCTTTTAATGATTGATACATACTTTCTTTTTCAGTTGCCATTATATAAAGACAATTATTATAATATTGTATGAAAATTGGGTTATTGATACTATCTACTTCAAGTGGAAGATCATGGACTTCTATTAGAGAAAGTTATTTATATAATTTAACATTCAAAACATTTCTTTTAACTCAAGATCTAGAACATGAATATATTTTTTATATTGGAATTGATAAAGGAGATAAAATATATGATACTCCACAAAAAGATGAATTTATACGTTTCAAATCTATTTATAAAAATATAGATATTCAATTCATTTATATGGATTGTAAAAAAGGGCATTTAACTAAAATGTGGAATATTTTATTTAAACGTGCATATGATGAAGGATGCAATTATTTTTATCAATGTGGTGATGATATTGCATTCAATACAAAAGGATGGGTAAATGATTGTATTATAACACTTTGCAATCATTCAAATATTGGAATTACGGGGCCTATTAATAATAATAATTTTATTTTAACTCAAGCATTTGTATCACGTAAACATATGGAAATATTTGGACAATTCTTTCCTGAAGAAATTATAAATTGGGGATGTGATGATTGGTATAATTGGGTTTACAAACCTGATTATTTTTTTCCTTTGAAAAAACATTATTGTAGTAATGAAGGTGGCAATCCTCGTTATGCTATTAATAATAATTCATCTTTTATGAATAATTATAAATATAACGTTGATAAAATTCGAGTTTCTAGCAAGAAACTTGCAGAAAGTCATAGATATAAATTATTAAATTATTTAAAAGTATAAATTATTTTCTTATTTTCTTATTTTCTTTTCTTTTTTTTCTTTTCTTTTTTTTTTTTTTTTGTTTTGACTTTTTCTGGTTTTTTATCTTTTTTTTCTTCATGTGTTTCTTTTACTGGTTCTTTTATTTGTTTTTTTACTG